GAGGCAATCGCAAAAAGCTACGAACATTTAGCTGAACTTTAAGCCCGCTCCACCATTTATAACTGTTAGAACATTTATTTCCATAACATATATAGTAATTTCAAAGTTCACAGGATAGGCCCTTTTTAATATGTCATTATATGCTTTAGTAATATATGTATATTTATCATCATCCTTAACTTCTGGATTCACATTCACAGATAAAGATGTAGTAATTTGTGTATTATCATAAGAACCTGAACTTATCTGTTTTTCAGGAAATAAAGCAAATGAATAGCAGTATACACCCGTTCTCGGTATATTCGTATGATATTTATGAGGCTCTATATGATTATAATAACTGGCATCATAATCAGTTCGTGTTATTTCTCTGTTCCATAATATTGCTGCTCTATCTAATATTCCAAGACCCTCACTATATTCATGAGACCCCGTGTAATTTGTATAATTATTGAAGTTTTTGATAGAATCGCTCCTTCGCGTAATCCATATAATCTCCTTGATATGATGATTGGCGTTTGTTATATCTATCAGCGTATGATTATCGTTCAATGCAATAGCCTGCGTTTTCTTAACAGTATTAATAATATAATTAATCTGGTTATTATTCAATAGTAAACTACTTCTTTCAGCACTGTCTAAATATACATAGGTACATAATAGCTCATTATTAACATCAAAATTTACATCACTAGGCTTCACAAATGTTGTAATAGATATAGGTACATCTTGGGTGTGTGTAGTATTATACATTAGCGGACTCACATATGTATTCAATATATTACTCCATACCTGATATAATCCCTCAAAAGCATTATCGTTAATATAAATATCTAATTCAACCTCATTATTCTCTAATTTTAATAACGGAAGAGCCAACGACGGATTTTTAGTAAACCAGAAATTGAGAGGAACCTGTATTTTTCTCTTTTTAATACTTGGATTTGCGGGAGTTTTAGTGAAAATTGATACAGGATATGTAACATTAAAAAGTCTGTTATTTAACACACGATATTTTGGAACGAAATTGAAAGGAGCTGTATATTCGTCTATATTACCTATCAACTTATTATATTCAATATTATCTTTACTCGTTAGTTCATTCCATATATTCATCCATTCACCATATAGCGTCTCTATATTAACAACCCCTATTCTAAGTCGTGCCTCCTTGATATAATTGAAGCCCAAATTATTGACCCATCTGAACTTATATATATTATCCGAATATATATCGGGGATTTTGAATGTCAAAAACAAACCTGATAATAAATCGGCATAACGCTTTATTTTAAAATTAACACGCAATTCAGAAGTAGATGGTTTAAAACCAATATTGCTATCACCAGTAGAAGTAACAACAATAGTTTCCATAGAAAAATTAGTATGTTTTTTGAGCACATATTTATAATAATTAATATGTGGTTGCAAGGTAATATATTCACTCATATTACCCTTCAAAACTAATTGCATCAAGCCGCCTCCCATTTTTTATTTATACCCTTTATTATTATAAAGTTTTATTAATAGGCTTATATACTCTTTTTGTAGGATATCTACGAACCTACGGATACCTACATCGCAGCATATTTTGCTAAAAAAACCTTCATTTTCTCGTAGCTTCTGTCATCATTATACTCTTCTAACTTTTTCTCAGATTTGCTCTTATCTATTATTATAATAGTAGGATATCCAGATATTTCATATTTATCTATTCTGCTCTTGCTATCCTTCATATTATACTTTTTAAACTCTAATTTATTACCATATTCATCGTTAAGCTTCTCCCATACTCCAGATTTACTAAAATCCTCACAGTGTCCGCAATCATCCATATAATAATACTCAACTCTGTATATTTTTTCTGCCGATTCGCCCATAAAAGTCTCCATTATTTTATTTTTATTATATGCGAATAAAACGGCAATAGCCAATAATAAAAAGAATATTATTGAAATCATAATAAATATATCACTTCCGAAAAAACTCTTCTTTGCAGCCATATTAATTTCTTCAAATCGTATAATCCTCTAAATTATTATTAGATAATAATATCATAATTATTAGATAATTCTTTATATTCACTCTTAATTCTCTCCGTTTCTCCTGCGATATCATAGTCTTCATTCTCTAATTGTATAATTATTGAATTATAAAAATATGCATCATATCTATGCTTCTCTATATCCAAATTTGTGCTAAACTTATTATTAATATACTCCTTAATAAAATTAATAAAATGCCCCCTTTCTATTAAAAATATTCTTACATCCAGAGAGTCATAATCTACGGCGGCATCATAATCTTTTAATATATAAGCATCATAATAATTCTCCTTAAGTATATTGACATACTTGTCAACACTATTATCATCACACACAATAATAGTTCTATATACAAGATAGTTTGAATATAGCTCATCTAATCTATTAATTAGCTCGCGTTTCATTAATACTTTATTAATTATTATTGTTTTTGCCTTATGTAATATTTATACACAAACAATTTAAAAAAATATTTACATATATTAGAATATGAGTGGAAAACAAAGTGAAGATAATATTATAAATAATATTGAAGAATTTAAAGGATATATTAAAAATTTTAAAAATAAACTTAAAACAATTATAACTAAATTAGAAAAAATTCAGGATATTAAGGATGATAAGGATATTAAGAAAATTAATTATACTAATAATAATAAAAGAAGTAGTAGTAGTATAAACAATAGAGTGCCGTCAAAAAGGAAATAGGACAAGTAAACTTATAATATAATAATTATATATAAATATGATAATTTATTTTTATTAGATACTGTGATATCCAATATTATAATTATGTTATGTAATAAATATATAAGATTATTTATAATAACTAATTATAATGGACGAACAAATCATCAAGATTAGTATAGAACAGTTTAGAGATATCTATAATTCTGTTGATGTACCGCGCAATATTTTTGACAAAGCCGCAGATATTAAAAATACATATTCGTGTTTTAACTCTTATTATGACCCCAAAATGATATGGGCTAAAAAAATATATAATAATAAGGATAAGTATAATAAACCAAAGATTAAATCAAGATTTCATATCATAATACCTGATTTTACGAAGAAATCCGAGCTAAAAAGGTGTTTGATAGGTAATTTAAATAAACTTAGTATAAAAAACAAGGATAGTATCTACGAGAAAATTAAGGAAATTATCGCTATAAATGATAATAATGATAACAAGGATGATATTTTTATGTATATATGGAATTATATCAAAACGAGCGACGATGAACTACATAGTAATTTACTTGCTCTATTTGATAAGGAATATGTCTGTTTGATGATTGATAAACTCTGGAATAATTACATAAACAATAAGGAATGGGACCCGCCAAGATATATATACGAAAACAATCTTATGATATTGAACGATGAATACGATATGTATTGCGAATATACAAAGTGGAAACGCGGAATAAATAATATTAATAAGATATGGATTAAATATAAGCGCGAAGAACTGCTAATATTGCTAAATAATATTGCAGATTATATCGTTAGTATTGTATATAATACCGATATCTATAAATATATTTTGGATATTTTACTAGAACAATTATATAAAATCTTGGCTATCGCTAAATATAATTGTATAATAGATAAAATAAAAAATATAAATATTAAAAACTTAGATAATTCAACAAAGTTTTTTATTTATAATATTATTGAATTATAAAAAAATTATTTCTATATAATAGTATAGAGTAAGAAATAGTACAATGAAAGAGAGTGATAATAACTTATCTTTTTATAGTAGTGCCATAATCCAAGCAATTTTTGCTATATTATTGTTAATAATCCTCAGTTATATTTACAAACTTGAGAATATGGGGTGCGAATGTTCCGAACACCCCAACAAGGATTTTATCAAGAACTTCACTGTAATAGCCCTCGGTTATTTCATAATAACATCTATTATATCGCTTAAATCTATCGCTAAAAGTATGGGATATGTCGTAGTCCAATTATTGTCAATTGCTACCTTCGTATTCTTCTTAATGTTTGTCGTATACATATACTATGCTTTTGAATATGTTAGATATTTAACCAACGAAAAATGCAAATGCTCCGAGGATTTAAGCCGCGATATCATTTCCGTAGGTACAATGATATCCCTCTTCCTCTTCTTAACTCTCCTATTCACCATAATTATCATCCCTATCCTATTAAGCACCCTAAGCAGCCTATTATCCAAGATAGAGGTATTTGAGGAGGAAGTAGAAGACACTATCCGCAACCCGATGAAATCTCTGCGCAGTACCCCTGATAGAATCGTTAAATCCGTTAAAGATGTCGGTAACTTTGTTAATAAATCCGCTAAAAAAATAACCAATCTTAGAAAAAATAGATAAATAGCTAACTCCTATTTATTTCACAATTTACCCCTATAACCATTATTTTTTATTTTTATTCATAATATATCATATATCATATATCATATTAAAAAAACAATAATATACTTATAGAACTCATATATATCCCTTATATTTTATATATTTAATGTGCGAGTGCCCTTCTTAGGTCTTCCTCGTCCTTTTAATATCTGAATATCCGCAGTATCCTCTATAATTGAAGTAATCTCTTCATCACTAACTGAAAGAGTCTCTATGTTATTATCGCTGTCATCTATGGATATCTTGCTATGAACATTCTTAATTATATTATCTATATCTTCATATTGCTTTTTATCGTTAGGCTGTGATGCTATTCCTCTGTTTTGTGCATTCATATTTTGCGCATATGCAGGCATATTTGAAGGTACCGGGTCACTATTTAAAGAACCGAAAAGATTACTTACCATATTGAATAATCCCATATTATCATTGCTTGACCCGCGATTTTGAGACATTTGCGGCATTTGTTGTGGAGCACTATTTCCCATCACATATTGTTTTGCAGCTGCATTTTGAAATTGCTTCATTAATTCAGGATTAGAACGAAGAACATTCTCTACATCTGGAAGAGGCTGTTCTTTAAACATTCTGCTTGTTAAATGGAACATAAAAGCGCTTCCTGAAAGTGATATAAAGAGCCTCAATTCAGGTGCCATCTTCTTACCCGTTGACTTGTATTTATAATGCAATTCCTCAAAAATATCATCATAATCATTGATATTTTCGTTGACCTGTTCAGACCATCCATCAAGCTTAATAGAAAACGGATCATAACGCCCGTTAATATATTCAGTCCCAGAGATAAAAGCCATCAACATTTTTTGCTGAAATCTTATGCTGCCATCTAATTCCTTTTCTCTAATAAGCCTATTATATTCAGTCCTCATTTCTTCAATATCAGAGTTCATATTGAACTTGAAAGGTATCTTTAATCCCTTAGATTCCATTCTGTCCAGCTGATATAATATCTCTCTCTTTTCATTTATCTCGTTCTTTATTATTTCCTTGGGGCTCAAAAATTTATTCTTATTTCTACCACTACCTCCACTGCGACCATCTCCACTTCCTTCACTTACTCCGCTTCCTCTGCTTTCCCCGCTTCCTTCGCTTCCTTCGCTTCCTTCGCTTCCTTCGCTTCCTTCGCTTCCCCCGCTTACACTACTTTCTTCACTTTCATCACTGCCTCCGCTGGCTTCACTAATATTATCATCATATATTTTCTTAACTTTGTTGCGATTTGAACCTTTTTTACTTTCATCACTATCGCTTTCTATTCGCGAACCTCTGCTAATTCTATCTTTATTGCGATATATATTGCTAATATTTCTCATATAATTCTTTTTACCACCCGACGAACTTCCTCGCGAAGAACCGCCAGAAGACATTGATATAACATCATCGCTTATTTTTTTCCTGTTAAACAATTCTTCGTTAATAGCTATATTAGATTGCTTACCACCTCCTGGTATATTAAAACTAAAAGGTTGCTTATTGAAACTTTCTCTATTCAATTCAATTAAATCATCATTTCTATTATTAAAATTTGATAGTAAAGCCATATTATATATTTATTTGGGTATTAAATGTTTATATATCTATTATAATTTTTAAATCTTTATTAATACGCATTCTTTATATTATAATATTGTAATAAAAATAAGTTTTCATATATATTAGCGATTTCTACAAGATAGCCACGATAACCAAGAGCCAAAAAATATTTTCCCAGATTTTACATAATATTCAGGATGAAATTGTATTCCTAATATATCCCTCTTCTTATGATATAATATATCTATCATATCTTTTCTTTTCATTACCACCTTAATATTCTTCTTAACTTTGATAACGATATCATTATGATTATATCTATATTTAGTTTTTGCAATATCAAAAGGATACTTTATTTTTAAAGGTCTATCATACTTTCTAATATATCCTGTATCCCTCGTTCGGACATTAGAAAAAATCCCAAATCTTACAGCTATATATTGCATAGCATAGCAAATAGCCAATATAGGTACCTTGTTAGTGTGTGTAAATATTATCTCGGGAACTTTCGGAGACCTTCTATCAACTATGCGATAATCAGAACCAGATACTATAATAGCATCCAATTTATCTTCCATATTATTCAATAATTTGATGATGCCTTCTTCATCATACCAATATCTAAAACATAATCTAGCATTTCTTATAGATTTTTTAAAACGCAACTTTCTTATATTATTTAATATGCGATTACTATACATCAATATTACCAATATTTTAGGTCGCTTCTTCCTTTTCATTATCTTCATTACAGCATATGCCACTACTATATAATTTATTATATTTATTAGTAATATCTCCCTTTGTATTACTTCTAATATATGATACAGCTTGTAAACATGCATCGCTTAAATCATCTTTCTTCTTGTTTTCATTAAATCTCTTCTTTAATTCCTCGTTATCTCTAATATATTCGCAACACAACTCAATGCTAAGCTTTTTATTATTCTTATATTTATCTCTACTGAATCTCTTCTTATTTCTCGTCTCTCCTCCATCGCTGGTTCCTGTTCCCGGCTTAGCTGCATTCGCTTCCATATTTATAATATAGATATGGTTTTTAGTTTTTAATGATGCATTTACAAGAACAACATTGCCCACCTCCTTATCCCAATATTTAATTAAACTAAAATAGCCATATATGATATGCTGGATAGTTTTCATAATGCCGTTTAAATTAGAAGGCTGATTCTCTATCAATACATAATCTATCATATTGATTCCCATATTTTTTAACCCGCCTATTATATTATCCATCTCAATATATATTCTTTCAGATATATCATCAATCCCTCTAATCTCCTTTTTAGATGAAGCCAATTCTATGATACGCCATTCCAATATCTCCAATATCTCAGTCTTTCTTAATATACATAGGGCTAGATTTTTAACACCAATATCAAAACTAACATATATCATTATCCTAATATCCTAATATCCTAATATCCTAATATCCTAATATCCTAATATCCTAATATCCTAATATCCTAATATCCTAATATCCTAATATCCTAATATCCTAATATCCTAATATCCTAATATCCTAATTAGCTAACTTATCATAATATTTTATGTCTATGCTGAGGATTCTGATTTTTTTGTTATAGTTTTTTGGATTTCAGCTATTATTTTCGGACTGTATGAGGTAATACCATAATGTTTTATAAGGACAGCGAGGTCCTTCCAAAATGTATCACCTTCATATTTAGAATTGTACTTATTTATTTTCTTACATTTTTTATATAGCCATTTGTATGTCTTCTCCAAGTTTTCGGGCTTCTTTGATATCTTACCAAGTCTCTGTTCTCTTATTAATTTGCTAATATAGCTTTTCAACTCCTCGCATTTATAATAGTTAGGCAAAGTTTCTCGCAAATCATAAAACTTCATATAATTATATGAAGGGCATATCAATAAATTTTCTGTATAATCTATAAATGTAGGATTATTATCTATTATTAATAATCTCTTGCCAATATCATAATTATTTGGTATCTTTATGGTCTTACTAATTAAAGGCAATATCTTGATAATAGATTTCTTTAAATTTCCATATTTATCTATTATACAATTATCGCGCGTTAATAGTGGTCTGTCAAACTTAAAATTATTATGCCTCTCTATTATAGATATCTCTTTATTCGCCCATTTTTTCTCCGAAGCCGTATAAATATAAAAATAGCTTGATGGATACTGTTTTTTCATAGCATTAATGAATGAAAAAAAATGCGGTCGGACTAATAGAGATTTATCCGAATAACTTTCATTCAAATATTTATTACATAGTGCTGTATACTTATTTAATCCCTTCATCTTATATTTTTTTACCAATTCAATGATATTATATAAATCACATTGATAATTGCAATCACCTATTATAGTTCCATCCAAATCTATTATAAATATATACGGTTCAGCACTGCCTCCTTTTTCTTCTTTGTTATTCATTATAAATCTATTATAATATTATATTAGAATATTGCTTTATAAATAGAAGATATTTAAGATAATGGTAGAGCCTTATATTTTTAATACTAAAAATATATCTGCATATAGTCATTTATCAAATATAATTAATAACGAAAAAGATATAAATATTAAAGTTCCTGATAGCTTACTTGAATATTTTAATGATAAAACGCTAAAATATAATCTAGACAAAAGAATATTCTATTATAAACATATAACAAACAAATTAAAAGATATAAATGATAAACAGTGTCTAAAAGAATATACTATTAATTCTAAAAAAAATGAAGATGTTCGCGGATATAATATAGAAGATAGAATATTTCTTATAAAAAGATTTGGTTCTGCCAGCAAATATGGGTATATTTATATAACATCTATTAAAAATGAAGTAGGCAAATATCCTATTGCATCAAAAATTATGATTAATAACCGTGTTAATCTGTTTGAAATAGAGATTAACATGAAAATAACTGACAAAATTATAAAAAATATGATATCAAGACATTTCATTCTAACT